AATAATGAGAATGCACATGAAGATGCACAAATGACATTAACTCTCCGCCTTTCGACTACTACCAGGTTACATCGCTAGATGTAGATGGTTCTTCTTCTTGTCCGCCTTCTCCATTAAAGAAAGCTTCTTGATTCGCATAGGGTAGGTCACGAATCGCAGTTTCTTCCAACTTATAAAGTTCAAGACTTGAAGCATCAAACTTCTCGTCATCCTTTGCAAGAGGAATTATTGTATAACTTGTATCTGTTTTTGTTCCAGATCTTTTAATTCTCCACATAAGGTTTGTGATTGAACCCATTTCTCCAGCGTATTCAATTAATGTTGGAGTAACTGTTTTACCACTTGATCCTTGTGAAAGAATTGCGACATATGGCTCTTCATTGCCGTCATCTACTAATACATTAATATATAGTCTTGAACGACCCTTCCAGCCAGCCTTGTAATCTTTTCTATGCTGCTCGCATCCCCAGCATTTGCCTTGATCTTCCATTGTGCAAAGAGCTTTGCGACGATAATCTTTTGGATTTGTATGTTCTACTGCAATAAATCCTAAACCCATTTTGTCATTATACTCTGGTGAGTCTGGATCCAACTCTTGAAGGAAACGAATTTTTACGCTTTCTCCATCTTCTAACTTAACCCAACGTGCTTTGCTTTCAGAACCACCCGTTGACTGTGGCTTATCTATTACCTTTTTTAAAGCTGCTAATCCTGTAGCTTTCATAATTTCTCCTTAGTTTATATTTGACGGTATACATCCGTCTGTTTTTCTATTATATCACTTTCCCCAAGATCGATATTCGAAATCGGATACCGCATTATTAATACATAGCTTTATTTCTTCATCTGTCATATCGCCAGCATCTTTTGCATCATGTGGATATATCTTACCATAATCATAGGAAGCCCACAAGAGGTTTTTATTTTTTAATTTACTTGCAATACTAATTCCCAAATTTCTTCCAGCTTCATCACTATCAGTCATAATTATTATTTTATTAAAATACCTATTTAATAATTTAATATTATCTGTTGACACGTGCCCGCCTAAAGTTGCAACCACGTTTGGAAATCCAGCCTGGTGGACACGTATAGCATCAAAACTAGATTCGACTACTACAACATTATCACCTATCCTTTTTGCTCTATGTATATTGAATAAAGTTTTGCTCTTAGGTAAATTTGTACTATTCTTAAATCTTTTGTCTGATATTGATCTTCCAACTAAGCCAACTGGAATTCCGTCGGGGCTATGTACTGGAACAATAACCATGTTTTGATTAGCAGAATAACCTAATTTAAAATAATGCATTGAATCTTCATTAATACCACGAGATTTAAAATATTCCTGTGCGACTTTACTACCGCCTAAAGAATTATATAAATTATCTAATATGTCTTGAGAAAACTCTACAAAATCTGGCTTATCTTCTAATATACTATTTAGTTCTTCTTCAAATATTTCTTCTTGACTTGAAGACTTTGATGATATAAACCTCAGTGCCTGAAAATCATTTTTATCTAATATCTTTTTTACCAAATCTACCAAATTGCCAGACTGGCCACAAGAGGGATTAAAACATAACCATGCTCCAGTTGTTGTACTTATACTAAAACTAAATGTGTGAACGTTATTGTGAAAAGGGCAAAACATAGATATATTATCATTTGATTCAGATAGTATTTCTAGCCCTAGAGACTTTATTACACCCCTAATTTGGGACGGAGTGTACGTGGAATTAATTTCCCTTGTGCCATTCCCTCTGTATCCCATGCCTTCTTCTTTCCCACATAAACTCCTTGGATAGTCATTAGAAACTTCCAAGTCTCACCGTTAAATTCTACCGAAAACGCTGGGTCTATGTCAAGTATTCTGACATAACCCTTGTCTCTCATATCATGAATTAGTAAGCTTTCATATTGATGTTTAATTCTTATTATGTCAGAATCATCTAAAAACTCTACATTAATTTGAAATCGCTTTATTCTTTTGTGTGTCATTATTTAATTCTGGTAAATTTTCATAAATAGGCTTGATGATACCACGATTGATATCCCACTCTAAAAAGAATCTAAAGTCTTGGCCGTGACGATTCTTTCTTGAAACTACCTCAACCAAATCTGTATTTGCATGCCTATGAATCGCCATTGCCATATCAGCATCATATTCAATTGCTTTTGACCAAGCGACTTGGCTCATCATTGGAGGCTCTTTTTGATCAGATATATCATCAGCGGTTGCAGCAGTAATATCAATAATTGGAATATTATTTGACACTGCTAAGAGCTTAAAGTCTCTTGAAATATTTCTATTTCTTTCTACTTCTGAATTACTACGCTTATTATCATTAAACAACTGATGATAATCTAAAATAACTAAATCTGGTTTGTGTTGATCAATTTTGCCTTGTATTGTCGCAGGCGTGACTTCCGCAGTGCCTTCGTTAGAAATAAGGATAAAGCTGTTTTTCCCTGAAGTTGTTTTCTTTCCCCATGATTTGAAGTCATCTAAGTTTATATCTCCTTTTGATAAATCGCTAGCTCTAAATAATCCAGAGCCAAGCATTGTGTATATTCTATCTCTCATATTCTCTGGAGCCATTTCCAAAGACACTATCATTGGCTTAAATCCCTGCTCCCAGGCCTTACAGGCAAGATATGAAGTAAACCATGTCTTACCTCTACCTGGCCATCCTATGGCCACGATAAGGTGTCCTGGGGCCATTCCTGTAGGATATGCTCTGTCGATTGCATCAATGCCAGTTAATATGCCTGGGCTACCGCCCATGGCTGCAGACCTTTCTTTTACCGACTGATAATGTCTTTCTGCAGCATCTATATCAATTACATCAACGTCTCTAACATTATTAGTGAATCTACTTAGTGTTGCTAACTGTGACTGCATATTCCCAAGCACACGAGATGCGGCATCTTCTTTTAACGCAGAACCAGCCTGCAACATAATTGTCTTAAGTCTACTTGAAACAAATTCATTCTTAAGTTTATCTAAATAATACCCAGTTTCTGCAGTTGTTTTAACTGGCTCAAAATCTTTATGGCGTTCCATTAATACGCCAACTTCTGGAACAGCTTTAAATTTATAATAATATGACTTTAAACTGTCCCAAATATCTCTATGAGACGTAAATAGTTCATCGGCATTATCTGCTAGAAGGGTACTTATATCTTTATTTTTGCATACTGCAGATATTATCTCTGCTTCTGTATTCACTCTTCACCCTCTACTAATCTTTTTGTTTTCTCAAGAAGCATGTTTCTGAGAACTTTATCTTCTTCAATTTGAAGCATCATATCTTCCAACCTATCAAAATTAAAATAAAAAAACTGTAAGGGATGTCTGTCTTTGCCTGTTTCAAAATAATATTCAAGAACCTTCTTTGCACGATCATACCCTATGCTATCTACGACATCTTGCATAGCCCACTTTTCTTTGTACTTATTTAAAGATGGACTTTTACCATATTTATCCTTATATAAATTTTGATATAAAGACAATAGGATATATGGTTCTTTACTTGCCACTATTTAATTCTTCTTCCACTTCCTGTGTTTTTTCTACCAGTTTCGATTCAACAAATTTATAAACACGTTCAGTAGCCATGTCCACGTTTTCTTCTGGGCGAACAAAATCTTCTACGCCAATACCAATTTTGATGCTTTCAAAATTTCCTAAATTTCTTGTAAATGATAAATCAACTTTAACCTTTGTTTCAGACATTATTTATGTTCCGCCTTTCTGTGCCTATTTAAAGTATCGTGAGCAAATATGCCCCAACGAACTTCTATTTCTTTTTTACAAATATCGCATATAACGACTTTGCCTTTTTCCACTAGTCCGCCTTCCAAACAGGAACGAATCCCGTATCGGTCTTAGTATACAATATTAAATTGTGTTTGAGAAGAGCTCTTAATTCGTTTTTTGAAGGCATACTCTTAGAATAACCTGATTCTAAAATAAACTGATGTATATCCATTATATCCGATTCGCTAAACATAAACTTAAACCAAGTGCTTTCTGAATTCCCAATTGGGTATACTTTTTGCGGATATTTAATTTTGCCGTCAAGAATATAATCTTCAATTGTAATTTTATGTTTATTTAAAATTTGTGCAACTTGTTTTGTTGAATATGCATTTTCCATGTTCTTAATAACTTGCGAATATGAATAAAGAACACGTTTTTTATCTGGATAGCACCAGGCGATTAGCTCATCTTTTGCCCTTGAATAATTTAATACTTTATGTATTTTATTATTTAGGAAGAAATAGCTAAATCTTTTAGTTTGTTTTTTTCTACTTGTTCCAGCCATCGGCCTAGTGCACTCGTATCCTTATTTATCATCCAACGCTTTCCGCACAATATGCAGAATAGCTCTACGTGAAGTTTTTGTGAAAACACACGATCAACAAAAACTCTGCCATTACATCTTGCACATTTCATCATAAAGTAAACACCTTGCCGTCTACTACACATGAATAATCTGGAGAGACCTGAATCAATTGGACATGTGGATATTTACCATTTTCAATATGAGCAATTGCAAATCCCTTTTGCCAATCATGGTGTTGCATGTACTTCATGCCTGGACCCTTTTCATCACACATATGTCCAATTTCATATCCACGAATTGTTTCACCCTTACCCTTATTTCTCAATTCATATGTTTGAAAATGTGATGCAAGCCTATGGGAATGTCCACGTATTAAAGAAACTTGTAAAGAATTCATGTCAGCTCTTACCGCTCCAGCATCAGCAATAGAAATACCATGATGCACGTGAATATCGCCGTAGCGCTTCTTTGGCAAAGCATCATAATAAATATAACTATATCCTAAAGAATCTAAATTCCATAATGCTTCTGGAGTAACAATATTTATAAAATCTGGAAGCTTAGCATCCATATAGTTAAAAATACGAATGTCATGGTTTCCTAAAGCAGTAAATAATTCTGCATCTGGTCCAGCGACCTCTCTGTTTTTTGCATAAAACTCTCTTGCACCTTTTGCTTCATGCTGCATTAAAGGAACAATTGCTGCTCCATTTTGATCTTTATACATTTTAAGAAATTCAGCAGATCTTCCTTCAGTATATTTACTATAGCATGCTTGATCATCTGTATCTCCAAGTATGTCTACAACATGTGGTTTAAACCAATCCATGACCTTAAACCAAAGCTCGATCATTTTGTTATCTTGGTATGGGAACTGTTGGTCGGATGACAACATCCACCTTAAATCATTTGTCATTTATTTCCTAAAATATATTACATTAATAATGCATTAATGTGTAGTAAATTGTAACATAAAAAAACAGGTTGTCAAGATTTAATTATCTAGTGACTTCTCTATTTTCAACAGCAATAAAATTAACTGTAACTGCTTTTGTATATTTATTATCTGAGCAATTAACATAAATTGTAGCAGAATTAGCTCCAGTAACTTTTGAGCCGACAGAAAATACAACATTACTACTAGATACGTTTATTCCAAGTGCTGCTACCATGTTAGGTACTGTTTGAAATTGACCGTTAAAATTGATAGTCTTGCTTCCCTTTCCTGCAGACATCGGAACAGATGTAGTATCGGCATACACAAAGGGAATAGTGGATTTTGTAGTTCCACCAGAAGTTAAATTTAATAAATTATTAGATGCATTCCAGGCTTCTGTTATGTTAGTTTGTAGTTGATTTAATTGAGATGGGTCTATTGGAGCGCCTTGATAGAATGTAACTGCTTTAAAATCAGCCATTATTATCCTCCGCAATCTTTTCTTTTTCTTTAATTAATTGTGTTATTTCTGATCTAAGGGCAGCAATTTCAACCTCATAGTTTGAAACAAGCTCTCCTATTCTTTGATGTAAAGCGTTAATTATTAGTTCCATTTTTTCTGTCATAATTCTCCTAGTTAGAATTTAATAATACCATTATCCTTCAATAGCGTCAAGTCTCTGTTCTATGTTTTCTAACCTATCTTTAATTTCTTTTATAGCCAAGACAAGTAGAGCTGACATTCTGTCGTAGGCTACGCTGAGTGGTAGTCCATCAGCATCATAGTTTACAATACCCTTAAATTCTGGTATAAGATCAACATCTTCTGCAATTAAACCAGAGATTGTTGGCTCTTCTTCATTTTCATTTATATAATTAAAGGATACTGGAGATAATTGATATGTTGCATCCAAATACCCAGATTTAGAAATTTCAATTATATTCTCCTTAAATCTTCTACTAGAAGTTGAAACTTTAAGGAATCCAGAAGAATTTTGAACAACTGTTGATCCTGTCGTTGTTCCTGAACCTTGATTTAAAGAATTGGCATATATACCACCATCTGAATATAATCTTGTTCTAGGCCCGTTAGTTGCTGGTGCTGCAACTGGAGTATCTGAACTTCCGTCTCCTCCTACCATTACGCTTCCTGTTAATCTCAAATGTCTCCATCTATAGGGGTCTGTAAGGTAAGTTGGACTATACTTAACACCAAGATCTGCTGCTCCATCATAGTATGGATACCATGAGCTTACGACTCCAGCAGTTGCTGTACTAATTAAACCAATTCCATTAAATCCAACACAAGTAACAGCACCATATCCTCCAAATGGAGCTCTTTGATATGATGAGTAAAAAGCGTTTGACTGTGAAGTATTAAAAGATGAGCCTCCTCCAGAATCCGAATCTCCTGTATCTGCAGTAAATGATGTATTGGAAATATTTATGCTTCCGCCATTAATAACAGAACCATTAATTGTTGTTCCAGTTATCGATGACCCACTTTTTATTTGTCCAGTAAATTCTGCTGATGTTGCAAATAATTTTCCATCTGCTTGAACTCTAAATACGCCAGCTGAAGTTGAGCCTCCGTCTGTACTGTGATATATATAAGATTTAGCAGCATCAGTTCCTCCGCCTATATCTGCTGTAGGATTAATTATAATGGCGTTGCCTGACGATGTTCCAAATCTTGCCTTACCTGTATTATCTAATCTAAATGTAGAACCTGCTTCATTTGCTCCATTTTGAATTGCATCCGCAGCAATTAAAATTCCACCTATGTTTCCACCATTTGCTTTTATTGTTCCTGTTAAATCTACGCCAGACGCATTTAAAATTCCATTAGTGTCTACTGTAAAATTTGATGTCGTAATTTGTGTAGCTTTTAAGTGTCCAGTTACTGTGACACCACCGCCAAGTGGTGCTTCAAAAACTGGGCTACCGCCTGAATTATAAATGTATAGTCCTGCAGGTATTCCACTTGATGCACTAGCAGACATATCTATTCTTCCGCCACCAGCAGCGCCTGCACGAATATATGTGGTAGTTTTTAGCGATCCAGCCTCTAAATTATTTACAGATATTGTTCCTGCTGATAACTTAGTTACATCAATTTCTCCAGCTTGTATTTTACTTGCTGTAATTGCATTAGTTGCAATCTTATCTGCAGTAATAGCAGAGGAAACAATTTTATCTGCAGTAATAGCATTAGCTACAATCTTAGCAGAAGTAATTGCATTTGCTGCAATCTTATCAGCTTCAATGGCATTTGCTGCAATTTTTTCTGCAGTAATTGCTCCTGCTGCAATTTTTCCAGCTTCTACCGAACCCGCTGCTAATTTAGCAGCCGTGATTGCGTTTGCTGCAATCTTGTCAGCATCAATTGCATTTGCAGCAATTTTATCTGAAGTAATAGCAGAAGCAGTAATTTTATCTGCAGTAATTGCATTAGCTGTTAATTTTGGAGTAGTGATAGCATCATTTGCAATTGCAGTAGATGTAACTGCGTTAGCAGCTATTTTTGCTGCAGTAATAGCAGCATTATCAATTTTAACTTCAGTGATTGCACCAGCTGCAATTTTAGCTGCAGTAATTGCGTTATTATCAATTTTAACTTCAGTGATTGCAGCAGTAGCAATTTTAGCAGCAGTAACAGCATCATCAACTAATTTAGCATTTGTAATTATGTTATCTGCTAAATCTGAAGGTACCGCAGATCTAGCTCCTGTAGCTTGGTTTGTAACATTTGAAACTATGGCAGATTCTTCGCCTTTTTTATTTAAAGAACTTGCATGAAAATAAACTGGTTGATCATACCTAATATAAGTTCCATCTACTGGGGCAACAATTTTATTGCCAGTTTTATTTGCGGTCATTTGACCAACTTTTATGTATGTCCCAGAAGTTGCTGTTGAAGATGTGCCAGCATATATATTAATAGCCTGGAATCCATACCATTCTGCACCGCCAGTATAAGTGCCGTCCCACGCTACTTCAATTCCTGAAAGAACTCTTTCTGAAGTAAATCCTTTTGGAGTAACTGGAGTTTGAACTTCTTCCTCTTGTGAAGGAACTGTAATTGTATATCCTTCACTAAAAAATGAAGATACGCCACTCTTATAATAAACTTTAATTTGTACTATATATATTCCTGGCTCAGCTTTAAATAAATGCTTAAATGATCCTTTAAATGAACCTGCTGGCTTTGTTCCGTCTCCGTATGAAGTACCAGAAATGTGTACGTCTACTCTATCAAATTGAATTGGATCTACATCTACTCCAGTTCCAACTTGTCCGTTCCATTTTATAATCATTCCGCCAGGTACTGCGACAACATCACCTGGTTCAAATTTTGGATCTCCTGGCAACTCTTCATTAGGAGTAATTAAATCTTTTCTTGCACTCCACTTGCTAAAAGTATTATCTTTATAAGCCCATCTAAACTGTAAAGGGTATGTTGTTCCAGGCTTAAGTCCAGTTAAAATTACTTTAAAATATCCAGCCCTGTCTGACTTTACAGGTTTATCTTGTAACTCTTCTTCTGGTAAAGGCATTAGAAACTTAACTCCATACGATATTCTACATCAACTAGTCTTCCTACAATTTTTGTCAATGGACTAGAAAGCACTGATCTACTAATTAATCCATAGGTTGGGTCAAAAGAATCTTCGTCGTTAATTCTAAGCGCATCCATTCCAACTGTAGTTTGAACTCCAGACTTAGGAACAACCACTATTCCAATTTTATTTATTTTAGAAATATCTGGATTTTCTGAATTTGCTCCAGCATACAAAACAGACAATAGAATATCGCTAGATATTTTATTTCCTGTACCCGAATTGTCCACAATTTCTATTTCATAATAAGCAGCATCAGAACTATAAAATCTAATTTTTATTTTATCTAAATTATTATCATTCTTATAATAAGAAAATTTAATTGAATCATTTACGCTATACCCAGAGAAATCTGTTTCTGTTATTGTACAAGAATATTCTTTTTCTGTCCCCGTTCCAGAAGTAAAACTTAAAACATCTTCTCCTATTAATGCCCCAGTTGTAGATCTTTCTGGATTAAATAAATCTGAATCTTGCCAAGCAAATTGATCAGAGAAGTCTGATATAAATTTACTGTCGAAACTATTAGATGAGGATCTTCTTGATGGATAAGTTCCAACTTCTTTTATTACGCCAGCCACGTCCACAGGCAGAACTGTTTTATATACAACAAAATATTTTATTCCATTTTCATCTGAATATATATCAGTGCTACCAAATTCTACTGGAAGTCTATAAAATTCAAATCCAAGTCTTGTATCTGTTTCAGTAGCAGCAGTAGAATCTATGCCAAATGCTAAATCTTTTTTATGATCAGTTATATTTCCCGCAATAAAATTGGTAAGAAATCTTTTACCGTATAGAGTAATTATATTTTCTGATCTATATATCTCTTTACCATTTTCGCTAAATACGTATGTACCCTTAACCATTTCCTACCTCTGTTTTCTTTTCCTTTTGAATATCTACCCATTCCACCGTGTCTGGAAATTTAGAAGTATTCTTAATATATATCTCATACTCCCAGTGTAACTGGCCATTAATATAAATCTTTTTTGGAGGATATACTATTTCTACAGAATCTAGGGACACTACATCTATTCCTCCGCCTGGATCTTCTTCCCCTTTTTCATCGTCTCCTTTAATTCCACTGTCTTCTTCCCTAGATTTAAAATTTAGATTTGAGAAGTTAGAATCTTTAATGGGCTCCAGAACTGGATTTTCATTTTTTACCTTGCTAGGATTTAGAAATAGGGCAGCCTTGCTACCTGGAGCTACAACAACAATAGGAGACTCCTGCTGTCTAAGTAGTTTTTTTACAGTATCTTTGGTTGCCATTTTTTTATTATACCATTACCTATATTGTCCTGCATACTACGTCTGTAGAAAGGCCTTGCTGAAAAGTATGGGATACCTCTGTAACCACAAGGCTCTCTGTTCCAACAAAATTCTGATAAGCATATTTAATTGAAACAATATCTCCTATTTGTATTAATGGATTTCCAAAAATTTTCATTTTTACTATTCTTCCTTTATTAATTATTTGTGTCTTTATCCAGTCTCCCAAAGATTTAGCGTCTTCTAATCTTTGTACCCATGTTGTTTCAAACACCACTGGTCTTTTTACAGCATAGTCGTTATCCATTTTTGTTTCATATTCTAAAGTTGATGATTCAGTAATTGGATTTCCATATAAGAAAAAGTTTGCTGCATTCCCGTCAGCAAGAGGAGTGGTTGTTGAGCTATTATTAATTGCCCAAACTTGAGATGAAAAGTTATTATAATCTTGTGAAAGAATAGATACTGCAGAATTTACTCCAGTGTCCCACCCTATAGGGTAGGCTGGAACTTTATTAAACTGTACATCAAATTTTCTAATTTCTCTAACAACAGTACCAAATTCATCAATAAAGTTTTTTACATTGCTTGGTAATTCTCCTTCTTGAAATTTTAATTCTCCAAAGGCTGTTGACAATAAATCTTTAGAATATCTTCCATAATATTTGTTTGTAATTGCAGAAACATCAGAAAACTTTTTTTCATCTATCTCTAAAGCGTACACATAATCAAAATGAGCTTTTCCTCTTGTACAAAGAAGAGCAATTTTTTGTGTAGGATCTACAATTTTAGTAACCTTTTTAGTCCCAGTGTCGTACTTGCTTGTGTCGGATGCAGAAAATTTTATTCCATTGATATATGCATTCATCTCAATTATTTTGCCTGAAACTTTAACTCTTATATCTACATTATATATTTCTCCTGCAAATATTGAGACATCTATTGTTTCAGCTAATGTCTCTACTCCGCTTTTACCTGTTACTAACTTTACCCACCTTAATGTTTTCCTGGATGTTTCGGCAGCTGATGATGCTGTTTCCATAATGAGGTAGTATCCCTTATTTCCTCTTTCATCTGCAAAAAATCCTATACCTGCTCCAGACTTACCGTTATCTAGATCCGCAGCAAATCTAAAACTTGTACCGAAAGAATAGTATTTTGTTGAATATGAAGGTACTGTATTTTTACCCCCAGGTAATAGTACTGGGGAGCTTGTAGGTAAAACTACTGATTCAAAAGTTTTTGTAGCAAGTGTATTTTTTTTATCGTCTGATTGTTTAGATGAAAGAGTTAAATATCCTTTATAAAAATTACTATTTATATCTTTTGGATCTGTAGAATTTCCTAATAAAGATTGACCTGCTATTTCTTCGTCCATGGTAAATGTAGGAGTTGTTAAAACTTGCGTTTCTTTATCTTGAGAAGCAAAATATGCAACAATTTCTAATTTATACTTATTGCCTTTTAATAAATTAGGAACAATAAATGTCGAAGATGTAGGATCTGGATCTAGTGGAACTGGTGATGTTGCTGTTGTTACATTTATAACATTTACCTTATAAAAAGATGGCTCTTCATCCATGTTCATAGTTTCAACAGTTACCTCGACTGCATTATCAGATATTTGAATTATTTTAGGAGAATTTATAATAGATTTGTTTTCATCAACTCCAGCGTCGTTATCGAGCATGAACCCACCACTAAAAGCTAACACCATTATGCCCAGGAAGCTTTGTAAGCCTTCCATCCACCTCCCGTAAAAGCCTCACTAGTTTTAACATGGGCTGCAGGAGTAGTACCTAAAGCGCCCCTCTGTTTAACCCTCAATTTATTACTTGGACCGAAAGTTACATTTAAAATACCTGTAGAAGGATCATACCGTCTACTTTCTGCTAGCGCTTGGTACTTTGCAACATCAGATTCAGATTCAATCCAAACATATTCTACTTTCTTATTTAACTTATTAACTAATTTATATTGCACAGCATCATACTCTATAATTTCAGAATTAATAACTAAATACCCTGAATAAGAAAATGGAGAAAATATATTATTATACTCTGTCATTTGATCTATTTGAATTTCTATACCATCGCCTGCTGCTGGACTAGAAGAGGTAGTTTCAGATAGCAAAGCTCCTGCAGCAAGATAACTGACTGGAGAAGAATAAAGTGCTTCTGAAGATCCTATTAAATTAGAATTAAATGGGCTATTATAAATAACCTTAACCTGATTAGCGCTTGGTATTTCTTTATGGCTGAAAAATGCTATGTTAGGAAGAGTTGTTCCGTCTTGTTCGTATGTAAATGTAAAAGATTTTTCTTTTGTATTGTCATATATATAGTTTCTACTTGATATTAATAATGTCCCATACTCATCAAAAAAAGCATTCATCTGTGTATCATTACATATTTCTTGAATTGATTCCCAAACGCTTTTTCTTCCATCTGACCACCAATAATTTATTAATGGAATTGAGTTGTCTGATTTAACATTTATTCCAAGAACTGGATCGACTTCTTCTTTAATATTAAAATAATAGTTAGTAAATCCTACAGAATCTAGAAGCCCAGTAATTACTCCCGTTGCTGGGTAAGATTCATATAATCTTTCTGGAGCTATCGATTCCATTAAAAATTTTGCATAATCAAATGCCTGTATGTTTACAGAACCGTAACTAGATATCTCCCATGAATCTATATAAAATACTCCCTGCTGAACTACATCATAATTTGATGTTACAGTTACTGCATTACTGTGATAAATTTTAAAATAAGTTTTAATTTCTGCTTTTGCAACCATGTAAATAATATCTGGATTAATAGATGAGTCTTCAAAATTATAATTTTTAATTTGCAAGGTAGCATTATTCATAGAGTTATCTTCATATCTAGCTAGATCTAAAACCATTGAATTAGCAGAAACTTTTCCAACTGGTAGTATATCTTCTGAATTTGCAGATGCTTCTTTTTTAATCTGCATAGAAACTATATCTTCAGATATATCCTTTACAAGTCTTCCAGAAACTTCTATCAATCCTATTATTTTATCAGATTGATTGTTTGCTGTAACCCTAATCTTTTCTACCTCTAGTGGATTAGCATACTTAAATTCTGTTCCGTCACTATTAGCATAAATATCATTTAATCCCGCTTCCCATGCGTCTACAGATTTATCAACATAGTGTAAAATTAATTTGCCATTAAAAATGCTTGTATATGTTCCAATAAGAGTTTCTGGCTGATTCTTTAATTTTATATAAACGCTGCAACTTGACGGAATGTAATGAAATTTTTCAAAGGTAATAATTATTTTATTTATAAAAGCTGTTTTACTAGAGTTTGAATTAACATAATTTACAGACACATCTAAGTTCTTACCAATTGGAGTAACAAAATATTTATATTCATTAGTATCTCCCGCATAATAAACTCTAGGCATATCGCTAGGGTACTCGTATGTCCTTAAAGAAGAATAGCTGTATGGTGGTCTTAAATTTAAATTGTCGGATTGCTTTTCAATAAATTCAGATGGAGTAGAAATATAATATTTAACTCCTCCAACTTGCGGCCTAAATGGTTTAACAATAGAGTCTACTGGAAATAATTTTTTAAAAGGATTAACTTTTAATAAAGCTGGTGTACCATCTGAATTTTTTACTTGTGATATATAATCACTATCTGTTGCAGTAGTAGTTACTGTTAAATTCTCTAATAAAGAATTCATATTATATTCTATTCTTGCACCAGGTTTGGCAACAATAGAAGATTGTTGTTTAAATAAATTAGTTAAGTTTGAGGATATATTTAACATTATACCTCTTCCATACTAAGAGAGACATTCCAGAAAGCGTTTACTCCTCGCTTAACTAATTGAAAACTACAATTTGTAAATGATACGGTATATTCTTCTTCGTTAGCAGTACCATAATCTTTTGAACCGCCTTTTGCAAAATTTAATCTAATTTTAAAAGTTGATTTTCCTGAAGTGCTTTTATAAAATTCTCTTAAATCTTCCGCCCCCCACTTACCATCGGCTGTTTGAACCCTGTATGACGGGAGCATTGTCCAAGAAACATTAAACATTTTTTTATCATTTACATAAAATTTTCTTAATGTTCCGTTTGCCATTCTTTGAGTTTCTTCAATTCTCAAAGAAGATACATCTACTTCTGACCTATTATGATCAGATAATTCTACCCATGTTTCGGAATTAAGTGCGGGAGTAGCAAGAGGATCTTTTGCGTATACTCTTATTAAATTACCCTTTGGTAATGTTATAATTGTCATTAAGCACCTACTCCTAAACTTATATTACTATTTGATGCACTTTTTTCAAAAGACATTAAAGATTTAAATTCTTCAAATACCTGTCTTCCATTTTTAACTGGTTCAGTAAATGTCATTTGAACAGAACCAATATTTATATTTTTATTATTGGTTGAAGTAGTATTCATTGTACCATTTCTTAAAGCATTTACATAGTCTGTATCATAAACGCCTTCTCTTCCAGCCTGCAATATAGCAGACACTTCTGATCCATAAGCACCAGGTATTGGGCCATTCCAATCATGGAATTTTCTTATTTGACCAGCGTAGCCACCTTTAGCCATTTTTGGAATTAATAAAGATTGACCTAAAGCTTCTTCTGCTCTTTTTATTATATCAAGCCAAAGAGTAGTTCCACCATGCTCTAAATTATATTTAGAATGGCCTGGCATTGCTGTCATGAGTGGAGATGAAAGCTTTATTGATCTTCCAGAATCAGAATCTTTCATTATCTGCATTAATGCTCTTATTTCATTTTCACTTAAAACAGATTTTAATCTTTCTACTGCTTCTGGAGATACTTTTCCTTTTGAAGGCATTAATGCTGTTTTATAAAAATCATACATTCTTAAATATCTTTGAGGGCCGCCTTGTCCATTCCATCCTAAACCAATTCTTGTTGCTGACCTTAAGCTATCTATGGTTGCTGGATTAAATACATTTGCATATTCCTCCATCATTCCGCCCATTCCTATTGGAGTTGGAAATGCTTCTGCTGGAATATCCGCCCTGTAGAGTCCTCCATACTGTTTACCCGCAAGATTAGTTCTTGTCAAACCTAAGTTTCTTAAATATGAAGCAGCCATTCTTGAATTTAATGACCAGTAGCCACCTAGCTCATGTGCTATGTTTGTGCTAAAAATTTGTTCTGGAGTAAGAGATGGATCTGACATCATCATTCCACTTACATAATTATCATAATTCCATGGAGCTCTAACGGCCCTAAACATTGCTAACGGCTGTGAAGCACTTAATCCATGTGCTTGAAGATATGCAGCATTTGCAGCTTTAATAAAATCTGAAGGTTTATCTATTTGAGAAGCAGATGGGCCAGAAAAATCAAATGCCTCCCCTTTCCATCTACTTGTTGCATTTTCTGCATTTCCTACTATGGATTTAAAGAAATCGTCTTTGCTCATTCCTTCAACAACTGGGTTTTTTGATGAAACTAAAATATCATAAGCTTTGCCCCAATATTTTCTAAAAGCTGCTCCAATGTCTGAAGATTCATCAAACATAGACGTAGATAACTTTAATGAGTCAGTAGAAGAAATACTTGGAACAGCTCTTCCAGAACTAATTGCTGACTCAACCATTGCTTTACGCAAGTTTCTCATTATAGTTGTACTTGCCTTAGTAGAACTAATTGCTGTAGACCCTGTAGCAGCTGTAACGCCTAGTTTTGCTAATGCTCCTGTACCAGCAAAATTGAGTGGGAATAATGCTGCAGATAAGGTATCTCCCTTTCTTCCCTGACCAGCAACTTTTCTTAATAATGACTTAAGTCCTAGTGGATCTGCTGACATCCATGAAGTAAATTTACTACTATTTAATAATGATTGTGCTTCATCTTGTGATTTTGTTAGACTATTAACATACTTTTGGAACCAATTTAATTTTTTAGCTGGGACTTGATTACGCATTCCCTTTTCATGTGGAGCTCCACCATCTTTAAATCCTAAATATCCACCTTGATTAAACATTAATGGGCCAAGACCGTATGCACCATTTCCTATTCCACCCATAGAAGCTCCAGAACCAGCGTAGCGTTCTGGAGATTTATCCAAACCTAATCCAGGACCTCCATAAGGTTTCTTTGGCTGTTCAGCCATCTGATGCCAATAATCTGAGAATTGAGGAATGTTTCCAGTAAATTTAAGTCCTGGAATTTCTGTTCCACCCCAAGGATCTTTTCCGTCATTATTAAATATTGGCTTACCATATTTATCAAATCCAATTGGTGATTGTTGATATAGTCTTTCTAATTCTCCCCAATATCTTCCATGCGGACTACCTATAGGCCTTCCGCTTCTTGTATATGGAACACCTGGTTTACGATTATTTATTAAAGGATTTAAAGATCCACCTTCTTTAAATCCTAATGCAGAAAGTTTAGTAATCCCTGCAACTTTCATAGGAATTAAAGTATTCATATTTAAATTTTGTTTATCTACAAAATCTGGAGAAGAAACTAAATTACTGTAATTTGATCTAGCCTCGTCAGGTCCTGAGTATTTTGATCCAACTACATCAATATAATCTTTACCAGTTGCTATCTTATATGCTCTGTAAGCCCAAAAATTTCTTGTATTTAATCTATAGTAATCTTTGTGCGGTCTTTCATATTTAAGCATAAATAATTTAGTTGCGTCAGCAATGCTATTTGTTTTATTCATTGCTTTTATAGTTGTGCCTTGACTTGGCATTTCATATATTAAAAAGTCTATTTGATTTTCAAGACTGTATACGTCTTTTCTTCCATTTCGTTTTAGCCATGCTAAATAGTTTTTCCATCTGGCATCTGCTCCCCATTGTGCTATACCTCTACCTGCCCAAAATAATTTTCCAGTTTTAGGATGTCTATGTGGGGTTTCATTAGATCTTGGATTTAATGTAGATTCTGCTATTAAATTACCTACAATTCCAGCTGCTGCTTCTTTAGTGAGTCCTGCTGAAATTAATTTTTGCATTGAGTATGACATTCTATCTTCAAGCTTATTAAAATTATATGAAGGAGCTTTTATTCCACCCTTTGATCCTTGTGCATATCTATTGAAATATCCGCCATTGGCAAATCCTAATACATTTTGAGCAGCTTGTATTAAACCATCTGTACCCTTTTGATTTATAAGATCCATATTTGAAACGCCTATATCGGCAACAGAAGAAGCTCTTGTTATATATTCTTCATTAGAAACTCTTATTGGAGATATTCCGCCATTAGATCCCATTACATAACCTGGAATTGAATCTGATGTTCCGCTTCCTGGACCCTGTATTAATCCATTAAAGTTTCCGCCTAAATATTTCTTATAATAAAATACTCTGTTTACGCCTGCTACATCTTCTTTAGAATAAATAATAACATCAGCCTTAACTGGCTTTCCAGTTTCGTCAACAAACATATGGCCTTTTACTACATCTCCAGGGTTTAATGATCTAGCATTATTTATAAATTTGCTTGCTGGCTCTGTATATATTTGCTTGCCTTCTGATGTTACTCCAAGAGATTGTCTGTCTCCGTTTCTTCCTTGAGGAACAGAAGTTGTTACTGGATCGTCTTTGCCAGCTGGTCCAGCAACTGGAACAACAGTTTGTTTTCCGTCTGTTCCTGTAGCCGTTCCAGTATTAGCTTTTACTCCAGCAATAATTGCAAGAAGTCTAATCATTTCATCTTGCTTAACATTCATTACATCAAATATATTTTTTAAAGAATTTTCAAATGTATTTGTAGTTCCGTCTAGTTCCGCTTGTAATATAGGAGCAAGAGATTTAATTACTGGATCTTGAGAAGCCTTCATTTGTCTTATAGTTTCTTCTACTATAGATCTTTCAATTTGATCATATCCGCCTTCTTTCATCATAAATGCTTGAATTGCTTTATTGAGCATATCCTGCATTGCTTGAACATTTTTAGTAGCGGCATCAGAAGTTTCTTGTAAATTATCTAAATCTTTTTCTAGGCCTTTTATTCTATTTCGTAAAGATTCAATTTGTGCCTCTTCTGCCGACACATCTTCTTTTTCTTTATCATCTATAGCTCTTTTAGCTAATTCTAATTGTTGTTGTCCTACAAGTCTTTGAATATCTAATTGTGCCTGTGCTGCTGTCTGCATATCGCCAGCAGCCATTGCGTTGTTATATTCAAGCTGCTTCTTTTTAATTTGAAGCAATACATCTTCATCTTGCTGTTCACGCTCTAGCGCTTTTCTTCGTTCATCAGCTTCTTCTCTGATAGAATCAATTATCTTTTGATGTTTTTCTATTTCTTCTTCTAAAGCTTCTTTTCTATCTTCATAAGTCTTTATAACTTTTTCATTAATTACTGCTGTCTTTTTAGATTCTTCATTAATTTGCTTTACTAAAGCCTGGAATGGGTTAGAAGCAGTATCTGTTCTAAATAGTGTATCTAATTTCATAAATGCAACTGCTATGTTCTGTGCTTTTGCTGGATCTAGATTAGATAGATCCATAGATACGCCCATTGTATATAATCTTATCTTCGCATATACGCTAGCTAGATTTTCATTTTTACCTAGTATGCTTGCTAATATCGGGTTTTGATTTTTTAAATTTATTAACTGTTCATTAGTTAGTTCAGCAGAACCTGCTTGAGATTTATTTATTTTTTCTAGCTGGATCTGGAAAGCTTCAGCTGCGTCTACAATTCCCCATTGATTTACTTTTAATCCTATAATTTTTTGTTCTGCATTTGAAAGTGCATTAAATAAAGTATCTAGGCTTTCTGATAACTGGTCTATGTTACCATTATTAAGTAAATTGAAAAATGTATTTAATGCTGAAGATGCAGCAGTAGCTTCATCTTTTATAGCTCTAAAACCTTCTGAGGCAATTGCTTTAACAGCATAAGTTGCTTTATTAGATTGTGATATTAAAGCGTATATAATGTTTGTGGCTTCTTGTGCTGACATTCCTCCAGCAACAAATTGAGCTTTTAATTGTTCTGCTTTTGCAGAAACTTCTGCTCCAGATGCCTTGTCAAACATTTTAATTAAATCTGGAAATTCTTGTTTAACTTTTGCTTGTAATTCTTTTAATTCTTTTATGGATACAGTTAATCCTGGAACTCCAGCACTAGTGTAACTTGAGAATAGAGCTCCGCCAGATTCTTTTATTGCAGTCATTCTATCCTTAGCTGCTTTTAATGTATCATTAAGAGAAGTAAATTTTAGATTTAATTTATCTACTGTATCTTGTGTTGGAGCAAATCCTTGATCAATAATTCTTCTATGCTCATTAATCATATCGTTTACTTTTTTAATAGCTAATCCGATACCAATTATTGCTGCACCAATTTTAATTGGGCCAGGAAGCCTCCACATCCATTGGAATGCTCTTTTAGCCAAAGAACCTTTTTCTGCTGCTTCCTTGCTTGCTAAACCTATTTTGGATAATGCTTGATAGGCTGCTAATTCTCCTAGTATGCTTCCAGCAATTGCTCCAAATGTTCCGCCAAGTTGTCCCCCGATCATCATTCCGCCCATGCCGCCAACTACAGAAGCTCCCATCATTGCTCCCATACCCATTGGCTTAGCCATGCCAGGATTTGGCGCTACTATAACCTGATCAGCAGTAGGTTGCGTATCAATAGGTGCAACATAATAAGGACTTTGTTTTGGAGTTTCTCTCCAAGATCCTGGATTGCCTTGCCATGTTGCAGCATTCGGGTTCTTTGGTCCATAATTTCTTCTACCTCTTCTTACAACTCCTCCACCACGATTATATTTAGGTACAGAGTGAGTTGAGTGATATTTAGACCAATTTACATTCATTCCCTCATCAAGTCTGCCAAGCATTGCTAAATAAGGAGCTCTATCGGACTCTGGTAATGAATCTATAAACTTAAGAAGCTTTGGCCTCATCTTTTTCATAGCAGATTTCATTTTTGATCCATACTGACGTGAAGTCATAGATGCAGCAACATCTTTTGTATTATGTGCGAAATCTTTTCTTGCCCCACCTCTAACTGCAAGCAAATTAATTAAAGCTTGTTGTTCCATTGAATGCATATTAGTAGCATGGGAAGTATTCATTGATGCTCTAGAAAATACTCCTGCTGGCCCAACATCAGCCAGTACATTTCCAAATACATTTGATTTTGACAAATCTTTATTACCAAAAAGTAAAGAAGCTATTGTCTGTCTAATCATTTGATCTGGTGTAAATTTAGTTCCTCCTGCAGCAAACTTTGGATCAAATGGAGATTCAAGTCCTAATAGTTTTGATTGACCCGTCGGATCTAAGGGATTTTTAATTGTTCTTATTATTTGTTCAGGAGAATCTAGTCCGAAAACTTCTCTAGATATTCTAGTTCCGTACATCTCTGCCTTTGCAGATATTTCATTTGGAACACCTTTAAAGAAAACTAATTCCCCTTTATCATTTTTATAAAGACCTGATACTCCAGGAATAGGGAAGCTTTTACCTGTACTTGGGGCTATCATATGGCTATAATTAGCAGTTGGAGAATCTGCAAAACTTCCTAAAGATTTTTTACTTGAAAGTAATTTTGCCCATTCTAATACTCTTAACATTTTTTCTGGAGATAATAATGACATAGGATTTCCATATCCCATTCTTCCACGAACTATTGATCCTCCAGGAATTAAACCGCCTTCATTTAATCTAGTATCTACAAATGAAGTTCTTGGCATTAAATTAAATCTTGGGTTATTAAGCAAAGATAAGAATTCTAAGAATGATCTATTTCCTACAGCACCTCTACTTATTGATTTACGTAATTCATCCATGCTGCCTACGCCAGAAGTTTTTGTAGCCCAATCTACTAAAGACTTTGCGTGTGGGTTATCAAAAGCTACAAAATTGCCCCACAATTTTCTATTTCTAGTTTCTCCAAGTTGCGAGTGCAGCCAATTTATATCTGACTCTCCTGCCATTGCTTGTAAATAATTTCCTCTTGCGCTAAATCCCCAAGATCCACTGCTTGAAGTTTTACCAGCAATATCTCTTGGAGACATATGCTCTGAAGCAAATTTATTTTTTGTTTTGTCTCTTAATAAATTAAGAAGTTCTTTTTCATTTGCAGCATTTAAACGATCAGTGTCTAGTCCAAATACCGAACTGTATATTCTATCAATTTCACCAGATTTTAATTTAGAAGCTACATCTGGATCATTTGCTAATTCTCTTAATAAACTTATAGAACCTGCATCCACTTGAGAGGCATGCAAATTCATTGTGCCTGCTCCTACACCAATAAGGCTCTTTGACAATCCTAGTTTATTTAATTTAGCCTGTCTTTCTTTTACTATTCTTAAAGCTTCTTTTTTAAATTTAGCTCTATTTACTCTTCCAGAAGTTTTAGATGTTGATAATCTATATGCGTTTTCTACATCTTCATGCGCCATCTTTACTGCATCTTTGGGATTAACTCCAATTGAAACTAATGCTGAAGCAGCATTTATTTTCATTCTAAACTTAGCTTCTTCTGTCCAATCTGCAGATACATCATATCTGTTTGCTATTGCTGCTCTTGATTTATAATCATCCCAATTACCATAATTACCTATGCCTCTCATAATTTGCCCGCCCAAATTATATCCATTATTTGCAGCATCTACGATTGCATAAAGCTCTGGCATTTTTGATATTTTAGGACCAAATACAATTTCTCCAGGAGTTAAAGCTGCTGTAATTTTTCCGCCGTCTTCATATGTATATGGTGCCATTGCTACTATATCCGCATAATCTGGATTTTGAGCAGCCTCTTGATTTAATACATACCCACCAACTGGAATAGATCCTAGCCTGTCATCATAATTAATTGATGTGTCTCCAGATACTACAGTCTTACCTGGACCAAATGATTCAATTCCTCCACCTGTGTTAAATCTTGGCAATCTTGTAGTTTGTATGCTATATGGAGCACCATAAGTTCTTATGCCCCTTAATCTTCCAAACTCTTCCATGACTGCTTTATTAGATTCTTTTTTATATAAATCTCTTAATGTAAATTGTCCTGAAGCATCAACAACTGGCTGATCCATTAGTGGAGCTTTTGTAAAATCAATTGTTCTTCCTCTTGATGCAGCAAATGCTGAAACTTCAGCTCTCATCATCATATCGATTTCAGCATTTAACGCCATGATTCTAGTTATGGCTTGTTCTGTTGTTATCTTTGCAGCCATTAAATCATCAACAATTAATGAAGATTGGGTAGCAGCTTGCTGTGTAAACTTTTGAGTAATTGGTAAAATGTCGTCAAATGTTTGTAATAAATCGGTGCTTACTGTTCCGCCTAATGATATTGTTTTCTTTAATGCTGCTACTTCTGCTTCTGTTTGCATTCCCAAAGTTGCCATTAATGCATGGAATTTAGCAGCTTCTGGAGCAACAATTCCAGTTGATACTCCTTTTATAGAAGTAACCCCTTCTATATTTGGTAAACGATCCATCATATATATCTGAGGATGTCTACCTATTTTTTGATTTACTGGAGTGGCTCCTGGAACTCCGCCAAATATTGAAGCAGGATTATTTGGATCACGTGGATTAATATGAGACATTGAACGTGTATCCATATCACCAACTAATGGATTAGTAGGATCTACTTCTCTTATTCCTCCAGCAACTATTAATCTTCCTCCAGTTGTTGTTACGGAAGGAGTTACTCCTGGACTTACTGGAACAACACCATTAATCATTGCCCTTTCAAGACTTGCATAATCAGTTATTAATTTTTGTAATGCAGTATGTAATACGCCTGCAGCTGCTGCGTCTGAGTAAAATGCTTTTTCTACAAGATTAGCTGCTTTTTCTGCAGCAATCATTTCTGGCGTCAGCATCTTCCAGCCCTTTGTACCTTGGAAGAATGATTTCATTAAAACAATACCCTTTGTTATATAGCCAAAGAAGTTAGCAAGAACACCAGTTATCATAATTAATGGTCCAGCAATTGCTGTTATAGCGCCAAATCCAGCTATGAATTTTTTAATTGGGTCTGGCAATCCACTTACAAAATTAACAATCTTTTCAAATATATTTAATATCTTTGTTCCAAAATTTAAAAATTCATCTCCAACACCAGCAAGGCTTGCTTTTAATGATTCTACTGCTCGTTTAAATTTACCAGAAGCTGATTCGGTTACTAATGTTAATTCTCGACCTGCAACTGCAGCTAGCTCTGAAGCGCTTGCATTCATTAAATTCATAACTTGTAATGTTTGGCTTCCTTCTTTACCTAAGTTATTAAATAATGCAGCCATTCTTGCAAATTGAAATTTTCCAAACATTTGCTCTAATGCTCTTGCTTTACTTAAAGGATCTAGTCCATCTAAAGCTTTTTGTAATCCTAATATCATTCCTGTTGTATTACCAGTATTTTGAGCAACTAAGCCCATTATGTCAATTCCAAAATCAGACATTACAGCAACTGTTTGCTTTGTAGGATTAATCATAGATGCAAGACCAGACTTTAATGCGTTAGCTGCTTCGGATGCATTAACGCCACCTTCTCGCATGGCAGTTAAATATAAAGCTAAATCTTCTACACTTCCGCCTAATTGCTTGACTACAGTTCCAGCTTTAGGAATAGCTTCAACTAAATCGTTAAGGGTTGTTGATGTCTGGTTTTCAACAGCGTTTAAAAAGTTAATGGATTCTGTTAATTCTTCTGTATTTGATTTAAATGCTGTCTGTATAGCAAGCGTTGCCTTCATTGCTTCTTGTCTATCTACTTCGCCTAGTACTGCTAGTCTTGTTGTTTCCTTAACTGAAGCCAATAAATCATTACCAGTTTTGCCTGTTGCGGCAATATCAGCAGCTAGTGCTAAAGTATCTTTGAAGCTGACTCCCATTGTTTGAGATAATTCTTTTGCAGTTTCAGTTACATCTTTTCTTATTTTATCTAATTGCTGTGATGATGATCCAGCTAAGTCTCCGTACACCTTAACCAATCTTGTTAATTCTTGATCTGCTTCTCTAAATGCTTTTGCTGCCGATGTTCCAAACATTGCCAAAGGAACTGTTAATCCTACCGTTAACTGACGACCAGCCCACTGAGTATTTTTACCCCAGTTAATTAATTGTGTTGATCCCTCAAGAAGTGCACGATTCATAATCTGCAATTCCATTCTTGCTAACTGAGATTTATTTTTAACTAAATCTAAACCTCTTGGAACTGCGACATTAAATTGCATTAAACCTTGAGCGTTTCTGCCCAATGGTTGTAATACTGCATTTTGCAACATAACTTGCTCTCTGGCAAGCTCTCTAATTAATCCCTTTGATGTTTTTGCATGTTGCTGAAATGTACTAAAATAATCTCTTAGTTTTAATCTTCCGCCATCTAAATTTTTACCAAACTTATCTACATCTGAATTTAAATTAACAAAGTGGCTTGAAAACAAGCCACTTTGAGTTAATGTGTCTCTAAATGCATTGTTAGCAACTTTTGTTGCTGCTGCAATTGATTTATTAGAAGCAAGTAGTTCTCTTTGTAACTTTTGTAAACTAGAAGTAACCCGATGTACTTCTGATACCAGGTTTGATAAGTCAGCCTTGGCGACTATACTCGTTACAATTTGCTCGTCAGCCACTAATTACTCCTTAGAGTATCCCAATCCCATTCCGATTCCAAATCCAGCTTCATTTGCAAACGAACCCTGTAATGACACTACATCATCAGCGGATGCGTTTATTCCTAAAGCTCTTCTTCGAACATCGTCGAAACTAGGACCCTCCTTTTCTTTTTTATCATCTCTAAGATCTACTCCCTGTAAAGATGCTAAAAATATTCTATTTTCTTCTTCAGCTTTTTGTTTTGATTTCAGAGTCTGAAGAATCTCTGGCATTGATAGATTGCTTTCTATTTCGTCATAATTCTTCCAGTTACCCAGAAGAAATAACTCTCCTAATAAAGCGGCAAGATCTAGTTCTGACCAGCCAGAACCGCTGCCGCCATCAGGTTTGGGTCGTCCATCTTAATTCCTCCACAAACTTCTAGAATGCGGTTAATTGTTGGAACATCCAAAGCGTCTTCTAATGCATCTCTATCTTTTACAAGATCTGGTAATTGCTTTTCTAAAGCTACAGCACATGCATCAATAAGAATTGTTAATGTCTCATCTTCATTTTGAACATCTGCTGTTTTTTGAATTACTGTCATGAACTTACGTAACTCTTTAATTGTAAGAGGTTTTAGAGTGACTTTATTGCCATTCTGAAGTTCAATTTCTTCTACGTCGTATACTTTTGTAGCCAATTTATCCTCCTTAAGGATTGTCTAAATTATTATAACATAAGGATATTAATGCTACAAGTGAAAGGCCCCCATTTCTGGGGGCCTTAATTTAATAATTAAAATTAATTATTATGCCCAAGCACGGTCAATAATTAAACCGTATTCTTGACCGACCTTTGAAGCATCTGGAAGAAGACGGAATGTTACTGGGAATGTGGTTGGAGTTGTACGAGCCAAAGAGAACTGTGACTGTTGTACAGAAAGAACACGACGTGCATAATATACACGCTCTGTCTTTGGAGAAGCTGTTGTTGGAGCTTGTCCAACTGCAATTAGCTGACGCTCTGTTGGAGCTTCACCTAATGATCCACCCGCAAGTGCGAGAACATCATTTCCGCTTTGTGTTCCTGTAGATGGTGATGTTAAAGTGTCTGATCCCTGTCCAAATACAACTAGAACATTTTCTAGTGTACCTTCGGACATTTCTGTTGCGATCATAACCTCCATCGCAGACTTGAACAGCTTAGCTGTATCAAGCAACTGGTCAACAGTTACAGAATCGTATGTTGGGTTATATGTGATCTGAAGACCATTGTTAGTAAAACCAACGTTTCTGTAATAGAATGCACCGCTTGTTACACCATTAAGTGTATCTGTATAAGATTTTGTTGTCTCATATGCAGCTGCATCTGTTGAGCCTGGTTCTGCGTTTTCCTTGTATGCTGATCCTTCTGTAATATCAATGTTTGAAATAAACAATGGAGAAGCACCAACGAGAATATTTTTAGCATTACCTGCTGATTGTGCCATGAATTAAACCTCCTATTTCATGAAATGTAATATATATATATTTGTGGCTGGCTAGGCCCTTTCCTCTAGGACTAATTTTAGAGTATAATACAGCCTAAAGCAAACTAGGCAAACCTGCCATTATTGTCTGTAATTCTTGAATATTTTACCTCAAGAATTACGTCTGACGCTAAAAAGCCCTGTATTTCTTCTGATGGCTTAATTGGGGAAATGTCAGCAATGAATAGGCTATGAAATTTAAACTTGTCAGAAAGATTAGACCATTTGTTTATGTCCCTAGCTGAATCATCCATCCTTCTAAATTCGTCCGTCATAAAATTTCTTATTTCGACTATATCTGAAACCTCTGTAGAATATATAGTAAATAGTATTTGCTCACAGCATATGAGCCAATTGTCTTCGTATGATAGACCTATTTTGTCATAAACTATATGTTTTTTCCCGCTCAAAAATTGATTCATTTCTGGGGCTTGCTGAACTGGAATAATTGGTATCAATGTTTCTTTTAAATTATCAGCATAATAATTATTTTCATCAAAGATATCTGTATCCTTTAATTTATTCCAAAGGTACTTCCTTAACTCAAACATAGCATCAAGCTTATAGTTAACCATTAGATACCCCCGAAAAAGCCCCTAGAAGGGCTGCCTCAGCCTCGCTGGCTATACTGTTAGGTGAGAAGCTATACCTCACAGTTTTAATTTGTACGGGCACCTCAAGGGCTTTTGAGATACTAGAATTAAATAAACGTTGAAACCCAGATCTTTTAATCGACATATTAACTAGCTGTCCAGTAAAGAAATATTTATACGCTGCTAAAAATGAATTTTTTGTAGCCACGCCTCCTGGTTTTTTAACCGTAACAGATTCTCCTTTAGGCATAAATATTGTATTACCGTCAATATTAAAAGATAATCTTTCTGAAAATCTAGGCTTGATAACTACAGATTTTCCTTCTTCCATAACCGAAGCTTTTTTAATAAAAACATGACTACGTTTTGATGTTTCTGAAGGAACAAATGATCTGGAATCTAGAAGCTCATAATTAATTTGAAACATTAATCCTTGTTGAGAAATTTTATTTAATTTAAATAGTCTTGCAGATCTATTTCCAGCCTTGCCCCACTCGTAAACGTGGTGTAAAGATTTTGGAGATGTTCTTGCTTTTGCATCTATATACTGACCAAAATCTTCATCTATTTGTTTAAATAAAACATTTTGAAAAGAACTTTGAAATGTTTTGTTTGCAGTTAATTTAGCAAGCACATTTGTTTTATAAAATATTGCAGCAGATATTTGCGCCACCGTGGAATCTTTAATTGCACCACTTACAGGCTGACCAGCCATTAAACTAACTAGTCCGCTTGCAGCTTGCAATGCCATTGCCTCAGAAGCCAATTTGCTGATTCTCCGATCTCTTTAGTGATGTATTATATCCAACCACCGAACCGAATGGATCAGTAATTGGTGTTGATCCTACTACTTCAAACACAGTTGCAGTATCATTTGGATAATTTAATTCAAACCATATTGGGTTTCCATTGGAATCTTTTATATTAGAAATTTTTTCTCTCTGAGTTAGCCTATCAATTGTTCTAACTTCTAAATACTGCTGATTTTCATATTTGTTTGAAAAAATTTGTTTATCTAAATTTCTTGTAACATTTTGAGCAACAACACCTCTGGCGTAACAAGGCAAAGTTTTATAATACATAAATTGCCTTTTCATAACGCCAGTGTCTGGATCTTGTTCTTCCTCTTGTCTATAAACATCTAAAGTCATAGACAATAGACCGTCTACAACGCTAAACATCATACCACTACCATTTGAGTTATAACATAATCAAGAAGAAGTTTGTCTGCATATGAAGACCCAGTTCCATTGAATGCTTCTGATTTAAACTCAAAGTCCCAATCTGTTGTTGATATTTTATTTACGTATTTATCTCTCCATGCTCTATCTTTTGAAAAATACGATCTCATTATTTCTATTGTAGCTTGCTCTACGTCATCTGGTACGGAATGCCATCCAAATCTAGCATAGACATCATATGATTTATTTGCCTTAAATATGTTTGGTGAAACATCATGAATTGATGGAGGAACCATACCATTTGCAATATACGTATCTCCTTCAATTAAAGAAGACTGATTTATTTTAATTCCAAATCCGCTTGCAGTTGGCTCAATAATGTAACCAATATTATTTATATTGTTTAAATTATCTATCAATATATTATCATTTTGATGTAATGTATGGAGTTGATAAATTTTGCTCGGCAATGGTAATACTGATGAGTCATTACCCATAATTGTAAATTTATTATCATGCAAATAAAATTTTTGTCCAGTGAAGTGTTCCACTTGTTTTCTAGCGTACTTCTCTGCCATTCTTAATTCGTGATATGATTTATAATTTGGATCATTTGCATCAGACCCAACACCTAAATCCTCTAGAGCTTCTTCTATAGAGATATATGGTGTAACTACGTCTAGATATGTGTAGTGATAATATGTTGTGGAATTATATTCATACACCCACTGCAATTTATATTTTCTATTTCGATTCGCATAAGTTACTGGAACAATTACAGAGTAAACGCTAAAATCTACGTCTGACTCTGTAGCAGTAAGTGTTAGAATAACATCTTCTGGGTCAATTGCAGGAGATACTTTAGGATCTTCAGTTATATCTGAAAAATAAACAACTACGTCGCCTTCAGGCTGTACAGCTTCTCCATTAATATATAATTTTGTTGATACCGCTGTATTAGTGTTTTTGTATATCTCTGCCATTTATAAGGTTTAGTTATAGTACTCTTGTACCTCTCTTGGCGAAGCCAATCTAAACCCTTCCTCCTTGTCAAAAATTTGCTGAGCCTTATCACTTGGCATTGCTACAAAAGGATGATCTTTAGTAAATGTGTAACCTAAAACATCATATCTGTAATTATTTCTAGTCATTCTTACAAGAACAGCATCTTTATCAACTTCTTGATTTGGATCAAATTTAGTAAGAACTTCTACTTCTTCTTTTGCGTCTTCAATATTTTTAATTGTATTTTGATATACGGACCAGGTCACGCCTTCTTCTGCCAGTGCGGCAACAATGTCTGCTTTATTCTTTAGTCCTTCAGTATCTACGGCAAAATCGTCTGCAATCTGCTTTAACTCTTTTACCTTTAATGTGTCAAATGACATATTATCTCCTTAATATTAGGTCTATTAATTATAGCATTAGTAGATTAAAAGGAAAAGCCCCCAAAAATTAATTTGGAGGCTTTTCAGCAGTTTAATTCCTATTTAATTAGGAAGCAACCTTAACGTTCTTAACAACGACCCAAGCATCTGCTTGTTCAATTTGAGCTCCAACACGAGTATACATTGTATATTCGATTGAGTCTTTCTTAGGCCAGAAGAAGCGGTACACGGTAACATCACGCTTGATACCAATAACAACGTTATTTGGGAATGTCAAGTGGATATCGCCCTGATCACCATCAGCGCCCTGAGTTTCCTTAAGCAAAGGAACTTCAACAATCGGAATACCGAATGCAAATGGGGCTGTGAAGCCTGCTGGACCACCAAGACCTGCTGTCTCGCCACGGATAATGCTTGCTGCAATATCTTGTGGGTTAACGTTTGATATATTCTGAGAAGTAGAATATAAGTAATCTTGGATTAGATTAGAACCAGAAAGGAAGCGAAGGTCTGGACGACGCTGCTTGTACTTTCTTGGGAGTGCCTTTAGGGCATTATTGAAGACTTCACGGGAGATGTTAGCGCCATCGGCGTCAACAACGTGACCGTTTGCCTTAGCAATCTTTACAATACCATCAAAGGCCTTGTATAGATTGTCAGATGAGAGAGATGTATCACCATTAAGAACTACATCTTCAAGATCGTTACCTGCCTGTGTTGCCATCAGACGTGCAATGTGATCTTCGAGATCGGCACCTTCGATATTGTCTTCTAGAGACTCTGTTGAAAGTTCCCAATCAAGACGTAGCTTCTTTGTTGTAAGAGAGATCTTTGAGAATTGTACTGCAGCATTTGTGCCAGTATTCTCTGCTTCTGAAGCAAGCTTCATAAGCTTCTCGCCTACGCCAATACGATCAATCTCAGTAGTATCAGCTCGCATGCGAACTGTACGTGCTAATTTACCGACTACTGTTGCATCGAACATGTAATCGAGGAATCGTGCAGACTGCTCTGGATTTAGGAGACCACCTTTACCTTCGGATCCAACATGGATACCGTCGGTGGGATCTGCTGCTCCAACCATGCTACCTGTCATGGTAGTATCGGCTGCTGCTGCTTTAGCTAATAGTTCATTACTCATTAGTTTATTTTCACCTACCTTATTTTATCAATTCACTAACGGAACCGAGGAAAGTGCCGTTCCATTTTGATTTTTTTATTGTTACTTCCTGTGACCCGCCAAGGTCAGAGGACTTCTTAATTGCAGTCTC